GGCTTGTTGTTCATACCTTTGCGATACAAACGTTCATCAAGTATGTATCCACCATTATAGTAATACACGTCTATAAGCGCTGCAGGGTCGTTAGAATAGCCGAAATCTAGGCCACGTCGTACGAGCTTAGCTTCGTGTGGTACATCGTTAATAATAGCCCAGTTAATGTATATACGACCCTCTACTTCACCGAGCTGGCCAAGTCCATATACTTGCCACCAGTTCTTATTAGTTTTGTGTGATTCAATATCCTTAACAATCTCTGGGTCTAATGCTTCATTATCCAAGTATGTAAGAGTAATGAAGTCTACATCGGGTCGTTTGTCTAATACTTCGGTGTAGAACCAGAACTCTTGTGTTGGGTTCCAGTCGAGGAATGCAAACTCTTTAGTACGAACCAGTAGCTGGTCATAACTTTCCCAGTCAATGTTGTTAGCTTCGTTGATGAACAACCTATCACGTCGCGGCCCACGTACCTTACCTGGCTGATCTGCACTAAAGAACTCAATCTTAGACCCATTACTAAATTTATACGTGTAATCTGTTCGATTCCATTCACTATCTTGATAATAGTTCTGTTCCTGCATAATGTTAATAAAATCACGAATAGCACCACGTTTTAAGTGAGGGAATGATTCTGACACTACAGAAGTGAGTGTAGGTTTGGTATCATACTGCGCTCTTGCAATAAGGTACATGAGTATAGATATAGTCTTGGACGCAGAAGTACCACCAGCGACTGCTCTAATACGCTTGTTTAGTTGCTTAATTCTTTTGGTTGCTGTTGTTTGGTAATACATCAGTTAAGTCCATGATGGGTTGGGGTATCAACTTATCACCATCTTTAGCTGTTAATTCTTGCCGTAAACTAAACTCATCTTTCTTTTTTCTTTCTAAGAACTTGAGAGCTAATTCAGGGTTACGTAGTCCTTTAAACACTGATTCACGTGCTACAAACACTGGTCGTTCCTTTAATGCTTCAAATCTGTCGGATAATTTTGTATCGTTCTTTATCCATTCATAATAAGTATCCCTATGTATATTAGCGTAATAACATGCTTCATTGACACTAGATCCTATACTAAAAGCGTATTCTAATTTTCCGACTAATTCTTCTGTCTTTTTGGTTGGTCTAGACATGTGTGATATTTACCTTTAGGAGAGTGTCTCCAGTTAATGCTCCAAGTCCTAAGACATTGGCATCTTCCGTTTGTAGTACTACTCGGTAAGTAACGTCTAAAGATGCAGTTTTCTTGCTCTTTACTTCTATTACTTCAGCTATAAATGTGAGTTTATTATCAGCTGCCATATTACTTGCATTATACCATAAAAGAAACAGCCCCCTTGTACTGTAGCTTGTTCGTCTTATTGGCTTACCGTACAAAGGCTCGCTCAGCGTATATCGCTACTGGGGACTGTCTAGTTAAATGTTTGTTTTATTTAACTACTTATATATTAGCATAACCGTTAATAAATGTCAATACTTTAACCATAGGGGCGCCTTACCCTCATGCTACTAGGGAATATTTCAGGCTTAACTTTTACTTTAATACAGTGGTTCTTTAATGTGTATTGTTAGAGTAACTAGCTTCGTTATTTTATTGCTATCCACTAATTACCCTAGCAGTTGACCAGGTTGACTATTGGCGTCGGAATCAGAGCCTGGATTTCTACACACTAATTAGCTTACCCTCAAGCGAGAAGTTGTATGTCAGTTTTGAATAGTGCTGCGAACTATTATGTAAAAGTATTTAACCTATTTGCAATCACAAGAATATTTAGTATAATAAAAAAGATTATTAGTACATGCACCCGTTAACGCGGGTGTTTTCTATTTGTGATTATTAGTACAAATAGTTAGCTACTATTCTATACCTATTTATAATGCTTGTAAACTACCAGTTATGATTATTTATCCAGTGGTCGTAAGCAGCTTGCCATGATCCATAACGACTCATTGCATATGCGTTACACCATTTTATTTGTGTGATTTCATTAGTACGCCAATCACTACCTGCTGATTCCATCTTAATAGCTGGAGTGCTTTGACATAGCCCATACCCTTCGGTTACGTCAGTTGTGCTCCCGTAGTCCGTATAAGACGTAGGACAGTATCCTATTTCACCTTGCCACTTCATTACACACCAGCCTGATTCATGGCTGAATATGTAATCCATGTATGGAAAGTCACTGTCGGCTACTCCTGCGGCTTCAGCGTACTGCTGGTTAGTCAGTGGAATAACTTTTAGTTTACTCTCTGGTTTACGCGTTGTTTGTGCAATCTTCTTATACACCCTTAGTGACAAATCACTATGCTGTTTGGTTGGTGGTGTAGTTGGGCTTATTAGCTTTACTACACTCATTCCGCTCACAAAAATGGTTGCTAATACCATGATTGCGAATGGTCTAGTTAAATGTTTCATTAGCTAGGACAGACAGTCGCTGTGGTAACGTCCCTTTGTACCCTCCAGTTACCTTTACTATTATACCCTTATTTATTTAGTTCTGAATCGTATTATTAACAATGCTAGTACAAATCCAAAGGAGAAGCCTATCTGTAAGTACTCTGTTGTATGTATTACAGATAACATACCCTGTATAGCGAGTCCTGATAGGATTACTTCACTTACAAAGACTGCAAACTTATTAAATAGTTTGTCTGCTAGATCCTTAGTTGTTGATAGTTTAGTTTGTTTTTGCATATTGCGTTTCCTTTCGTTTAATGCCCTCAAATAGTAGCACGCTTATGCTAATATGTCAATACACTAAAAAAGACTAGAGGTTGGAAACGCATTTTTATCACACAATAAAGTGTAAGAGTGTAAGCTATCCTCTAGTCTTATTACCTATTATACCANGCAGCNNATTGTGGATAAGTTTATACAAAAAAGTACTTGCATTACTATCGCTTACGGTTTACTATATATACATAACATAAGCGAAAGGAAACGCAATGAAAGTTATACCAGTAAAATATAAAGATACATCATATGTATTAGCAGAAGATTGTGCATTAGATGAAACATGGGAATTTGTATGCGAACACAACATAGTCTATGACAGAAACGAAGATGCAGTAATATGCTACAACTACGACTGCACAGGCATTACAGAAGAACAAGAACTAAAAGCAGTATTAGATTATTACGACCATATGGAAATGGCAGAAAGCGAATACTAATGGATAACGAATTTATGACTAAAGTAGTTAACAAAGTGTCCACACTAGAAGAAGCACTTACAGAACAAAGCCAAGCACTTACAGAACTACGAGACATACTTAATGAATATGTACATGAAATGCAAAAGACAATAAACGAATTCGGAGGATTTTGAACTATGAAAGAATGGACTGAAGAATTATTAGAAGATAAATTAAGCGAATGTTGCGGAGCATCTATAACGGAAGCTGGCGAATACTGCACACAATGTAGGGAGCACTGTTAAGATGACTTCTAAATCATTAACCAGCAAAGCAATAGACATCAAAGGTAAGAAATATGTCTTGGTATCTGACCGAGTACAGTACTTTAACGAAACATATACCAACGGATCTATACTTACTGAACTAGTAAGCAATCCTGAAAGCGATATGGTAATTGTAAAAGCTACGGTAATACCTGACGCAGATAGCGGTAGGCACTTCACAGGCTACTCACAAGCGGTGATTGGTGACGGTATGGTCAACAAGACTGCTGCATTAGAAAATGCTGAAACATCAGCCGTAGGCCGCGCACTTGGTTTTATGGGAATTGGAGTAATTGAATCAATTGCTTCAGCTGATGAAATGAGTAAAGCTAAAGTAAATGGTAGCTATACTACTAAGTTTGCAACACCAAAGCAGGTTGAGTGGTTGAGAAACGAAGCTGCCGTATACGCAAACCTAGATACTGATGAAGAAATAGACTTATGGATAGAGAAAGCACTAACTTTGAAGCCACAGCAGATACCAGTATTCAAAGTTAAGGACGCTGTAGATAAGATTAAAGAAATTGGACAAGCTGAGAGAAACGCAGCCAGCAGAGCAACTAAACACGATAAGGAGGTCATACTAAAAAACATAGACGATAACTTTAGCTTAGACGATATTCCGTACTAATAATTAAGAAGGGTAATTGTGAAAAAGATAGCAAACAAGGTGGAGATGTTATACAACGCAGATCCTACATTAGTAAACAGTGACAAGAAGCTACTATTAGCATTTTGGCAGACAGAAGGATTAGTACTTACTTACGAACAAGAACGCAAGTTTATGGAAGTAGCAACAGCAGAAAGCATTACTCGAGCTGCACGAACACTACGAGCAACAGGTAATTACGATATAGATAATGAGGTTATCAAGGGTCGTACTACACTTTTCAGACGCTATTGGGGTGGTGAGTACCAATGAGCCGACGTGTTAACAAGTTAGAGAGAGCAGAGTTTTGGGTGGCGTTATGGACTACGATTATAACAATCGCGGTTGCAGTATATATATTAAATCAAATCAATTAAGGAGACATTATGTCAGCATTAGACACAATAACACTAAACGGTAAGCAGTACATAGAGTTTGACGCAACTAAAAAGGACATCAAACCAGCACTAGAAACTGACCACATAATCGTAATAGCTCAGCGAGGTTGGATATTTGAAGGCTATAAAGACAAATCAGTCAAAGATAAAATACAACTATTAAACGCTAATAATGTTCGGTCCTGGTCTAATGGTAAGGGTATTGGTGGACTAGCAAAGTCACCTACTAGTTATACGCTTGACCCAGTTGGCACGATATCGTTCCCTAACGAAGGGGTCATAGCAATTATTGACGTGACTGGGTGGTAAATTACATGAGCTATGTTAGAAACCCTAATACAGCCGACGAAGTTCAGCCTATAGCGTTGCTTTCTACAAGCAACGGCAACGGCTACGGCTACGGCTACGGCTACGGCGACGGCTACGGCAACGGCAACGGCGACGGCTACGGCTACGGCGACGGCTACGGCTACGGCGACGGCTACGGCTATGGCTACGGCTACGGCAACGGCAACGGCAACGGCTACGGCATCGGTTCACTCGTAGCCGTGCAGCGTCCGAACGTGGACTCGCGCTACCGCTACGGCTATGGCTACGGCTATGGCGACGGCAACGGCAAAGGTACTGGCGGAATACTATAAATTAAACGAAAAGGAAGAATAAATGTTAGCAACAATATCAGTATTACTAATTATGGGAGCTATATGCTCTAGCATGGCAAAAAACCGAAACCGAGATGAATTACTAGGCTTCGCTGCAGGATTTGCATTTGGAATATTCGCAGTACTTTATTACTACTTAGCAGGAACAAAGGCTTAATATGAAATATGCACTAGCTTTTATAGCATCGTTAGTTATAGCAACAGTTGTTTTTATAGCAACTCGACCTGTGACAATCATGCCAATCGTAGTATTACCAGTAAAGCCAGCAGTCATATGCAACGCACTACAAAGCTACGAGAAATCAACAAACGTAAAGACACAGGAGTGTAAATAAATGGGTACAAAAACAGGTGGTAAATTAGCTACAGAAACTACTAAGAAAAGACATGGCGAAGATTTTTATTCAAAGATTGGTGCTATCGGTGGCAAAAAGAAAGTACCGAAAGGTTTTGCAGTTAATATAGAACTAGCTAGACAAGCTGGGCGTCGTGGTGGAAAAATAAGTAAAAGAACTAAATAAAAAGAAGGGTGGGGTATATGAAACTAGAAGATTTGTTTTATGAATACGGAGTGGATTGTTATGCAGCATTTGAGCAAGACAACGATCAGCCAGATGCCGACAAATATGTAACATCTATAAAAGAAGAAATAAAAAGAATAGTGGAGGAGTTATGAGCAACGCAGTCAAACCTCCAAAGCTTGAACAACCGAAATATAACTTCTTTGATACACCATATATTGAACCATTTGATTTACAAAAGGCGTATAATGAAATGATGAAGAAGTTTGCAACACGACCTTTCTATACAAAATGAAATACTTTAGTATGTTTAGTGGAATAGGAGAGAACATGAACTTAGATGAAGGGAACGATAACTATAGCTGGTTAGATGAGATATTATTTAAGTTTTTCTGTAAAGTTGACCCAAATGTTGTTTTTAATGGTCAAAAGATTACTCACAAAACAAAGTCTCAAATCCAATCCCAAATAGAAATTGAGAAATTAAGGGCGAGGATAGAAGAATGTCAATTATGGATTGATGATTTTGAACAAGACTTTGTTAATTATAATGAAGAACCAAAAGGTAGCCTTGTTTTAAAGCCTACTAGTGTTGACCGATATATCGCATTAGATTCAATTAAAGAAGAAATCGCACGCCTCACAGAAAAGTTAAAGGA